GTCACCCTGTCCTATATGGCAGAAACCGCCCAGCAGGCATGGGACACTTGCGCTCGCCTGAACCCCGACCTGATTGTGATTAACTGGGGTCTGGCGGACCATATGGTCTGACCCCCGTTACGTGCTACAATTAACCCAGTTCAACCAACCGCCTCTCATGACTGCCACTCCCTGGAACGCTGAGAACCTTACCACCCTGACCCTGCCCGATGGGACTTGGGGCACCATCCGAACTGCCGTGCTCTGCTTTGCCGTCGATGAGCGCCTCGCTGGCAAACACGCCGACGCCGCCCATTGGATGGCAGCGTTTGAGGCATTGAAGGAAGCGATGGGGGACTGACCCCCGTTCGTGGGGTGGGGTTCGTGCCCTGCCCCATTCGTGCTATGATTCTCTCAGTTCACAACCAACCCCAACCGATGGCACTCTACCCCTACGCTGCCTGCTCCGACCTGAAGACCCGTCAAATCAAATGGATTTCCCGTGCCGACCAAATGAAGGACGGTTCCCTCCCCTCTCAGTTCATCCACTGGGGGGTGCCCGCTGCCACCATCGCCGCACAGTTTTCTGAGTCTCACGCCGCCGCCCACCGTTGCCCCATTAGCGGGTGGGTTCAAGAGGGGTGACCCTCCCCCGTTCGTGAGGGGGCAGTCTGGTCGTTCGTGCCAGGACAGTCCCCTTGGTGCGTCGCCGGGGGTCCGCGACCCCGTATATAAATATAAAAACAACGGGTCCCCCTAACCTACAAAGTGTTACGGAAGCGAGAGATATATAAACCTCAAACATAAAAATTTTTTTCGCTATATAAAAAATAAAATAAGGTTTTATAAACACGAAGATGAAAAAAAATTCCGGAGAAATTTTTGAGCCCCTACAAGTCGATCCAATTACTGGGAAATATTTTGTGATTATTCCCGAACAAATCATCAATGAACTTTCTTGGTATGAAGATACTGAGATTAAATTCACATTGGATGGAGAAGAAGTCATTCTCTCAGAAAAGGAGTAATTGACAACTGATATATAATGTTGTATGATACTGAAGTAATTACTTTCTATTATGGCTAAAGGATTTACCGTTAAAGCAAATGCCCCGGTGGCATCAAATAAAGAATTAGAATGGGACTACGAACTTGCAAAAGAAATGGTGAGGGGCAAATCAATTGTCTTTTGCCTTCCTGGAAGAGGAGTCTCCTATACATATCTAAAAAGTTTTGTTCAACTTTGTTTCGATCTTGTTCAGTCCGGAGCAAGTATTCAAATCTCCCAAGACTATTCTTCCATGGTGAACTTTGCAAGATGCAAATGCCTCGGCGCAAATGTTCTTCGCGGACCCGACCAACTTCCTTGGGATGGAAAACTTAAGTATGATTGGCAACTTTGGATTGACTCTGATATTGTCTTTAATACCGAAAAATTCTGGCAACTCGTTCTGATGGACAAAGACATTTCCTCGGGATGGTATGCAACAGAAGATGGTCACACTACATCAGTTGCTCACTGGATGGAGGAGGATGACTTCCGCAATAATGGCGGTGTTATGAATCATGAAACCGTTGAGTCAATCAGTAAGCGCCGTAAACCATTTACAGTTGATTATGCGGGATTTGGATGGTTACTTATTAAACATGGAGTATTTGAACACTCCGAAATGAAGTATCCCTGGTTTGCTCCCAAGATGCAAGTTTTTGAATCCGGAGAAGTTCAGGATATGTGTGGAGAAGATGTATCATTCTGTTTAGATGCAAAAGAAGCAGGATTTGAAATTTGGTGCGATCCTCGTATCAGAGTTGGGCACGAAAAAACAAGAGTGATTTGATGTCTAACGAATTTTACAACATACTCTGTAAGGGTCGTAAAATTTATTCCAATCTTACAGAAGAAGAATACTTCGATATTATGGAGGATTTGGCAGATAATTTCTATCAGTCTGGTTCTCCAAATCCAAACGAACTTGAAACTGAAATTATAGGAGAAAACTAATGGCGATTAAAAAATCATCGGGTGGTGGAAAGCAGGTAATCGAATCTCTTCCCAAAAAGACCAGACAAGGTTGTGGTGCTCATACTAAGTATGCCGCGTCTTCTCGTAATAAAGCTCGTAAGAAATACAGAGGTCAGGGAAAATAAATGTATCTTTTGGATGGAAACGATGAATGGAATAATATTCATTCATCCGACCTCTGGATTTACAATAAATTATTTTTAAGTCGGATATTGGGTTATACATGTGGTCCCGTTGGTACTACTGTTCCCAAATCCGACTATTATATTGTGCGGCCATCTTTTAATTTGCTTGGAATGGGGCGATTCGCTCGTAAAGAATGGATAGAAAAGTATACGGACCATATTCATCCTGCAGAATTTTGGTGTGAAATTTTTACAGGAGAACACCTAAGTGTGGATTTTAAATATCAAGAGTCAGAATTGGTTGTTTTGGGTACTAAAAATGAAGAAGATCCTTACTATAAATGGGAAAAATGGGAAAAAATTGATAGAAAAGTTAAATTTCCTGATATTTTAAAAGATTTAGGGGGAAATTATGAGTATATTAACTGTGAATTTATTGATGGAAATTTAATTGAGGTTCATTTTCGCCAAAATCCGGACTTTAGATATGGAAATAGAGTAGCAATTCCAATATGGAATGAAAAAGAATTAAATAAAATAGATATGTCTGAATATAAATTAATAAAGGATATGGATTATAAAAGATTTGGTTTTTTAATCAAATAAATAAATTTTTAAAAATAACTTAGAGTAATTGAAACAGATTTCAATGGGCAAACACCTGTTACTAGAGGTGTATGATGTTAAATTTGACCTCTTAAATGATGGTATTGCCCTTCAGGAAACGATGGAGCGTGGAATCAAACGCGCTCAAATGTCAATTTTGAATATTTTTTCTCATTGTTTTTTACCGCAAGGATGTACTATTGTTATCGCACTTTCTGAAAGTCATGTTTCTTGCCACACCTGGCCAGAAAACGGTTCTATTGCCATTGATGTGTATACTTGTGGTGATGGAAATCCAAAATTAATTGCCATTGAATTGTTAAAATACTTAGATTCGAATAATTTTAGACTTCGTGAAATAAATCGTTAAATAGTAACAGGAGATAGAAACCTCCTTCATAAAAGTTTCTGTTTTATTCATTAAAACAGGAGTTTCAAATGCTATTCGAATCAGACGAAAATCAAAAAAGAGTCATTCAAGAAGTTGTTTATGACCTTGCACCAAAACACAATTTAAAAAAACAGGTCGAACTACACGAAAAAATTCGTAATGATGAGGACTATGATGATTGGTCATATGGAACAGAACCAAGCTATGGTTCTTCCTGGAAGTAAGTATAAATAAATAAAAAACTTTTGTTCGATGGCAATTCAAAGGATATCCAGATCATTTAAAGATATCAGTTTATCCTTTGAACCGCATCCAGTGACAAAGGATCTGCCCGTATTAAAAAATGAAAATGCAATTCGTAGATCCGTAAGAAATATTGTAGAAACTATTCCAACGGAAAGATTCTTCAATTCATTATTAGGATCCGATATTACAAAAAGTTTATTTGAATTTGTTGATTTTGGTACTGCATCAGTAATACAAAGTCAAATTGAAATATCGATTAATAACTTCGAACCGAGAGTTGATAATGTAATAGTTCAGGTAGATCCTATTCCGGATGATAATACATTTAATGTAACAATTATTTTTGACATTATCGGGCAAGAATTTCCAACTCAAGAATATTCATTCATACTAGAGGCAACCAGATAAAATGCCTTTTACTAAATTTACAAATCTAGACTTTGACCAGATAAAGACCTCTATTAAGGATTATCTCCGTGCTAACTCCACATTCACGGATTTTGACTTTGAGGGGTCTAATTTTTCGGTACTGATAGACACCCTAGCGTATAACACTTATATTACGGCATTTAACTCGAATATGATTGTGAATGAATCTTTCTTGGATTCTGCAACTCTCCGAGAAAATGTGGTTTCGCTGGCAAGAAATATTGGATATGTACCTCGCTCCAGAACGGCAGCAAAGGCACAAGTATCCTTTAATGTCATCACTACATCAAATACACCAACTCTAACACTTAAGGCAGGATTAGTATGTGTTGGATCTGTTAATAATAGTTCATATACATTTTCAGTTCCAGATAATATATCGGCAAATGTTGTCGATGGAATCGCATCATTCAATGACATTGACATTTATCAGGGAACATTTTTAACAAAACAATTTACGGTTGATGGATCTTTAGACCAAAGATTTATACTGGACAATTCATTTATTGATACTTCTACAATAACCGTATATGTAAAAGGAATTAATGACAGTGGCCTTGGTTTAGAATATTCTTTGGTTGATAATATCCTAGATGTAAATTCAACATCAACAATTTATCTTTTACAAGAAGTTCAAGATGAAAAATATGAATTACTTTTCGGTGATGGACTTATCGGCAAAAAATTAGAAAATAATGCCGTAATTACTGTAAATTATATTGTTACTGACGGGAAAGAAGGTAATGGTGCATCTTCATTTTCTTTTGCCGGAAGCATTAGAAGTGCGGATAATGGATTTGTTGATACGGGTTCCGTATCAATTTTAACATCCCAATCATCGCAAAATGGTTCGGAAATAGAGTCAATCGATTCAATTAAATATTTTGCACCAAGGATATATTCTTCACAGTATAGAGCAGTAACGTCCAGAGATTATGAATCCATCATTAAAAACATTTATCCAGACACCGAATCAGTCGCCGTAATTGGTGGTGAGGAATTAGATCCCCCAGAGTTTGGAACAGTATCCATTAGTATTAAACCAAAAAATGGAACCTATGTTTCTGATTTCTCAAAATCAAGAATTTTATCTCAGTTAAAAAAATATAGTATTTCTGGAATCAATCAAAAAATAATTGATCTTAAAGTATTGTATGTTGAAATTGATTCTTCAATTTATTATAATTATTCTCAAGTATTTGCTGTAGAATCACTAAAAACAAAGGTAATTAACTCATTAACTGAATATTCGAATTCTTTAGATCTTAATAGATTTGGAGGAAGATTTAAATATAGCAAAGTTCTACAAATAATTGACAATACGGATAATTCTATAACATCCAATATTACTAAAGTTAGAATAAGAAGAGATTTAAAGGCACTTATAAACCAGTTTACCCAATATGAACTGTGTTTTGGAAATAAATTTCACATAACTGGTAATGGATATAATATTAAATCTACCGGATTTAAAATTTCAGGAGAATCTGATACGGTATATTTTACAGATGTTCCAAATTCAGATGGAAAAACTGGAATTTTATCAATAGTAAAACCTTTGCCCGATGGAACTGCTAGGGTCATATCAAAGTCTGCTGGAACTGTTGATTATTCAAAAGGCGAAATAAAACTAGGAACCTTAAATATCATTTCAACATCCAAAGAAAATAATATTATTGAAATACAGGCATTTCCAGAATCAAATGATGTTATTGGATTAAAGGACTTGTATTTGAATTTTAGCATTTCAGAAAGCACAATAAATATGGTAAGAGATGTAATTGCCTCTGGCGATGAAATCTCTGGAACAGTATTTTCCAGAGATTATTATACATCAAGTTATTCAAACGGGAATTTAATAAGAGCGTAATATGATACAAACTGGGTTCGAATCTAGAGTTAAGATTCAGCAAGTTATTAATAATCAACTTCCAGATTTTATTTTGGATGAAAGTCCAAATGCGTTAGAATTTTTAAAACAATATTATATTTCTCAAGAATATCAAAGTGGACCTGTTGACATAGCAGAAAATTTAGATCAATACCTAAAATTAGATAATTTAACGCCAGAAGTAGTAGTAGATAGTACACATACCACTTCTCAAATTTCTTCCAGTGATAATGTAATTAATGTTAGCAGTACTAAAGGATTTCCGCAAAATTATGGATTATTAAAAATTGATGATGAAATTATTACATATACTGGAATAACCACAAATACATTTATCGGTTGTATTCGTGGATTTAGTGGCATTACTAATTACCATTCAAATTTAAATCAGGAAGAGTTAGTATTTTCAGAATCAGTATCTGCATCTCATGTTAGTGGATCTTCCGTACAAAATCTAAGTTCTTTATTTTTAAAAGAATTTTACAAAAAAATAAAATATACATTTACTCCAGGATTAGAAAATATTGATTTCGTTTCCGATTTAAATGTTGGAAATTTTATAAAAGAAGCAAGGTCTTTTTATCAGGCAAAAGGAACTGACGAATCATTTAGAATTCTATTTAATATTCTTTATGGAGTTACCCCACAGGTTGTAAATTTAGAAGATTTTTTGATTAAAGCTTCTTCTGCAGAATTTATCAGAAGAGAAATTGTAATCGCAGAAAAAATCTCTGGAAATCCTTTAAATTTAGTTGGACAAACAATTAAAAAATCTAATGATGATGACACTAGTGCTTCAATTTCAGAAGTAGAACCATTCACTAGGAATAATATACAATATTTTAAAATTTCACTTTTTGTTGGGTATAATGATACCTCATCTGTTGAAGGAAAATTTTCAATTACTTCTAGCACTAGATGTTTGGAAAATGTTTCTCCCGGAGCATCTGTGATTTCGGTTGATTCTACGATTGGATTTTTGGAGCAAGGAAAACTTATATCCGGAAATAATGAAATTGAATATACCAGTAAGAGTATAAATCAATTTTTTGGATGCACGGGAATTGAAGATGAAATTATTTTAGCAGATAACATAAGATCCGACGAAACTTATTATGGATATGAAAATGGAGATCTTACTAAAAAAGTTGAACTTAGATTTACTGGAGTATTATCAAAATTTGCACAAGTATCTGATACTTTGAATTTAGATGAAAATCAGATTATTTCGGTTAAAAGTATTGGCAATGTAATCGATAATCCAAAAAATAATAGAAAATATAAGGAAATTTTTGCAAATTCTTGGATATACAATACAAGTTCAAGATATCAGATAAAGGATATTAATAATTTCATACTACTAAGTCCAATTGATAGATCTAGTTTAAAAATAGGAGATAGAGTTGAAATCTTAGAGAGAGACACTAATATCATATCTTCTTCTTTTACAAATATAGCTTATATTTCTGATATTAATGTTTTAGAAAATAGAGTCATTTTAGATAATTTGGTCTTTACTCCGGAGTCTGGAGTAAAATATGATTTAAGAAGAAAAATTAATACATCTCGCAGTTTAACTGTACCTATTGAATTCGGAAATAATGTTGTGCTATCCGATATACAAAATTTATATATCGATGTTGATGATGAATATGCCTATGTTGCCTCAAATTCTTTACCATCCGGAAGGAGTGAATTTACTGGTAATTACACATATGAAATAGAAAAAAATATTAAGACCTCAAATGCCACTGCTTTGTCCAATGTAATAGATGGTAATTATACTACTATATTATTTGGAAGTGGTGTTCCATTTATTACTGGAGATAGAATTTATTATCAACCCTCCGGAACACCTATTGTTGGATTGGATACTGGAGACTATTATGTCGAAGTTCAAAATCCGAATAACGGCATAAGATTATACTCATCAAAATCATTTATTGGAACTAATAGTTTTCTAACATTTTTAGATTCCAATTTTAATAACCAAATACATAAATTTACACTATATTCTCAAAAATCTGAAATAATTGGCGCTCAAAAATTATTTAAAAAATTTACATTAATAGAAAACACTAATACTATTGATAATGGAATGGCAGAGGTGACAATTCCAGGATCAACTGGAATGTTGATTAATGGTGTGGAGATTAGTAACTATAAGTCTGAAGATAAAGTTTATTATGGTCCATTAAAATCTGTCGAAGTTTTGAACGGAGGAACTAACTATGATGTTATTAATCCCCCATTAATAACAATTTCTCCAGGAAATCAATCAACCGCGCTAGTTCAACCAGTAGTCAGTGGATCTATTAAAAAAGTTTATATAGATTCACAAGACTATGATATTGATAAAATTGTATCTATTGGTGTAAGTGGTGGTAATGGTTCTGGAGCAAATCTAAAACCGATTATTACCAAGAGACAAAGAGATATTTTATTTGATGGAAGACTAACTACAAATTCTGGAGGAATTAGTACTACAACATCACAATTAGTATTCTTAACCGACCATTTTTTAAATAATGGGGAATCTATAATTTATAATTCTCTTGGAAATTCTTCTATTGGTATTGGAACTACTAATTTAACTTTAATTAATAATGCAATATATTATGCCAAAGTTGATAATAATAGAACTATCAGACTTTATCCATCCGCTTCAGATTATTCTTCTGGAATCAATACAATAAATTTTAATGGAAGTAATACTACAGGAATTCATAAATTTTATACTGCTTCATATAAAAATACAGTATCAGAAATTAAAGTAATTGATGGTGGAAATGGATATACTCATAGAAAATTAATAGTTTCCCCATCTGGAATATCTACAATTAATCATACTGTTAATTTCGTAAATCATGGATTTAATAGTGGAGAATTGGTAACTTATGATTTTGAAGCATCTTCAATAGGAATTTCTACGCTATCCCAATTCTATATTTTAAAGAATGATAATGATTCCTTCAGATTATGTGATGCTGGAATTGGGGGAACAGATATATCAAACTACAGAAGAGAAAATTATATTAAATTCTCCTCTATTGGATCTGGATATCAATATTTCAGTTATCCTGATATTTCCGTTTCAATACAATATACTCCTGTTGGGTTTGGCACGACAACTCAAGAATATAAATCTCTTGTAACAACTCCGGTAGTTAGAGGAAATATTATTGATATTTACTTATATGATAATGGACTTGGGTATGGTTCCACAATAATAAATCTCGAAAGAAAACCTCTAATATCAATAAAAAATGGTAGAGAGGCAAAGTTACAACCCATAATTATAAATGGTATAATTAATTCTGTAAATATTCAATATAGTGGGGTTGAATACTATTCGACACCAGATATAATTGTAATTGATTCATCTGGTGTTGGGGTTGGAGCAGATTTAAGACCCGTTATTTCCAATGGAAAAATAATAGACATAAAAATTATAAATGGCGGAATTGGGTATTTAAGCGAAACAACCTCAATAAAAGTAGTACCTGCAGGATCTAATGCATTTTTAAATACCAATATTAGATCACTAACTATTAACAACAATGTCAGATTTGGAAATGAATTTTTAAAAGAAGGTAAAAATAAACTACAATATTCAGTATGTGGATATTTTGAGAACCTAAGGACAGTATTTAATGATATTGGAAATAGTGCTTCAAATATAATCGGATGGGCATATGATGGAAATCCAATATACGGACCATATGGATATTCCGATCCAGAAGTAGAATCAAATCTTAAATTATTAACTTCCGGATATACCTCAAATACATCTAATGTAGTTAATAGGCCCGAACAATTTTCTGAAGGATTTTTTATTGAAGATTACAAATACACAAATTCTGGAGATTTAGACGAAAATAATGGAAGATTTGGAAAAACGCCAGAATTTCCTAATGGAGTATATGCATATTTTGCAACTATTAATCCCGATTCTTTAGAACCGCAGTTTCCATATTTTATTGGAAACAAATATAGGTCTAATACTTTAGAAGAAAATTCTACTCTTGATCAGTCATTTAATTTTAACGGCTCTAATTTACTTAGAAATACTTTACCATATAAAGTTTCTGATAATTATGCTAGTAATGATTTTATAATTGAAACTAATGACTTTACAAAACAACAATCTATTGTCGTTTCCGTAACCGAAGGTAATGTAAATGATTTTGATATTATTAGTTCTGGATCTAATTATAGAGTAGGTGATATTTTAACCTTTAATAGCACTAATACTCAAGGTGGGGGATTGATTGCTAAAGTAGAATCAATAAGTGGAAAAGATATTGTACAATTAAATACTTCGGTACAAACATATGAAAATTCTATTTTTACTTTTGGTAGGGAGGGAGAGGTAGATGTTACTATATTGCCATATCACAATTTATTAAATAACGACTTTGTAACAATTTCTGGATTTTCAACTAATTTAAGTAAATTAAATAATTCATATAGAATCGGGGTATCTTCTTATTATTCTAATCTTTTAAAAGATATTCCTTCGTCAACATCCGGATTAACCACAGAAATATATCTATCTCAACTTCCACCAAAGGTGTCGGTTGGAAGTAGTATTGTAATTGGTAGTGAAACATTATCAGTATTGGAAATAATTAAAAATCTCAATATACTTAAAGTTGAAAGAGGGTCTACTGGTGTATCTCATACGGCAACGACTCAAATAAATTTTATTCCAGATTCATTTACTATTTTTGGAAATGTAGATTATTTTAACTCTAAAATTAATAATAAAGTTTATTTTAATCCAAGACAATCGGTGGGAGTCGGCACTACTGCCGGAATTACAAATTCCATTACATTTAAACTTGGAGATTCTGATATTACAAGAATTATTCCAACGCAGGGGATTTATATCGAAAATCATCCATTTACAAGTAATCAACCAGTAATATTTACAAATAATGGATCAAATATTTCTGTTTCTACCTCACCAACTGCAACTCAGTTTGATTTACCTCAAAATGTATATGTAACCAATAAAAATAAAAATATTATTGGAATAAAAACCAATCTCAATTCTTCGGAAGTATATTTTATTACTAATGGAAGTGATAATAGCAAATATTCATTTGAAAGTACCTATAAACAAATAACTGGAAAAGTCGAAAACATTAAGTCTGTAGTTTCAGTATCAACTTTTCATCAATTATCTAATGGAGATACGATTGATTTAAATATAAGACCAAATATTTCAGTTGGAATTGGAACTTCAATATCAGTTTACGTAAAAAGGGATATAACTACTGGAAATATTATAATTAATCCAATTGGATTTAGTTCAATTGGTATCAATACAGTAAATAATACGATAACAATTAATTCTCATAATTTTAAAACTGGGGACAAAGTTTTATATTCGGCAAATGTAGTTGCATCCGGTCTATCAACTGGAAATTATTATGTATATAAAACAGGCAATAATACCATAAAACTTTCGGAAACATATATTGATTCTATAAGTATCCCACCAAATACAGTAAATATTCAAAGTACTGGAGGATCAAGTCAAACTATCTCTTTGATAAATCCACAAATTCAATCAATTAAAAATAATAACCTAGTATTTAATTTATCAGATACTTCACTTTTAGGATATAATTTTAAACTTTATTATGATAAGAATTATTATAATGAATTTGTGTCTACTTCAGATTCTGCATCATTTACTTTGTCTGGGATAGGAACGGTCGGTGTTTCCACCAACGCATCTCTTACTATAAATTATGATAATAAATTACCAACTAAATTATATTATAACTTAGAAAAATCTGGTAGTATCAGCACTTCCGACACATCTGTAAATAATTATTCCGAAATACTATTTACGGACAGTAAATATAATTCGAAATATAAAATTTCAAGTATTGGTTCAACAACATTTAATATTTGCTTATCCGAATTGCCAGAAAAATTATCATATTCGCAAAATGAATGTGATATTTTAGAATATATTACAAATTCATTGTCTACACAGGGATCTATTAGTAAAATTAATATTGTTTCTGGAGGATCTGGATATAAAAAACTTCCTACATTTACTGGATCTAATTCTATTACTGGTAAGGATGCATATATTATTGCAAAATCAAAAAATATAGGTAATGCAAAGGAAATAAGAATTATTAATGAAGGATTTGAATATTCTTCTGATAAAACTTTACATCCAATTGCTTATGTATCTCCACTAATTACAATTAAAAACTCAAATACAATTGGAATTATTACGGTTACTGATGGTGGGAAGGGTTATATTGATGCCCCATCAATTGCAATTGTAGATTCTGCAACCGGGGAACAAATTAACAGTGGAATATTAGAAGCAAATTTAGTTGGAAGTTCCATCAATTCTGTTAATATTTTGCAAGAACCAAAAGGTCTTCCAGAAACAACCGTACAGTTATTCTCTACAAATAATACAAACGGGATTAGCATTCAAAAAGTAGAATCTAATTCTGCTACATCTTTCACTTGTTATATAACAACACCAACTTTAGGATTTATATCCAATCCGTTTGATATTGGGGATGAAGTATTTGTAGAAGGAATTCAAAAATTCAATTCTGAAGGTTCTGGGTTTAATTCTGAAGACTATGGATATAAATTTTTTACTATTAGTAACTATGACAATACTGGAGTTCTAGACGCAGTTACAATTGATATTTCCGATTTAACAACGAATACTGGAATAGCAAAAACCATCCAAGATTCTCTTGGAAATATTATAAAAAAAACTGATTATCCATCATTTGACGTGTTTCAAATTTCATCTTCGTTTATTGTTAGTGAAAAAATTATTTCTAACAATACAGAAAGAGATTTAGAAATTTCTTCATATGATAATTCATTCATTAAAGTATCTGGAACATACCAATTATCTGTTGGAGAAGTTATCGTAGGAAAAGAATCTGGAACTATAGCAACTATTGATAAAATTGAAGATGGAGTTGGAGTATTTGAAGTTGATTACTCGGTCAAAAAATCTCTTGGATGGATAAATGATACTGGAAAATTAAATCAAGATAATCAAGTAATTCCCAATAATGATTATTATCAGAATCTATCATATACTGTGAAGAGCCCTATCACTTATCAAGATCAAAGAACCCCGGTTAATAGTTTACTTCATGCCAGTGGTCTTAAAAATTTTGCCGATACTGGAATTACATCAACATCAAATTGTGGAATTTCAAGTTTTAGTAATATTTCATCTATAGTTTATGATGTAATCGAAGAAAAAAGGGTAGATACGATTTATAATTTTGATTTAGTACAAGATATTGATGTTATCGGATCTTCTTCTAAATTTTTAAAATTAAAAAATAAAAAATTAACAGATTATACTGAATGTAGAACGAATGTAGTTTTAAAAATAGATGATATAAACAGAGAATTTTCTAATTTGGATGGGGAACCAAGTGAATTTGTAAATTTACTTGAATTAAATTCGGGAATATCTTATGATAATGTATTGGTTAGAGTTTCAAATTCTGATAATTCCCAAATTCAATTATCCGAATTGGTAATTCTTAATGATGGTAATAATTTATTTTTGGCAGAAAAGGGAACTTTGATTAATGCTGGCATTGGATTTACCCATACTTCTGAAGAAGAATTTGGAACATTTTTACTAGTTGAAGATGCAACTGGTGATAATTATTTAAGATTTAATCCTAAAGATCCATTTAATATTGACTATAATGTTAAATTAATTAAAAGTAATTTTATCTCATCTTTACCTGGAATTGGTACAACATCGATTGGATTTATTAATTTAACTGGATCTAATAAAACCACGACGACCGGAATACAAACTTCAATTATATCCGTAGAATCAAATAAATTTTCTTCATTATATTCAAATATACATATTGTCGATTCTGTAACAAATCAAATGAACTTTGTTGAAGTTTATTTGAACCATAATGGAACTGATACTTTTATTTCAGAATATTACTTTGATTCTGAATTTTTAAGTAATAATTATTCGGGAAATTTTATAGGAACATTTAGTGCCAACATTTCCTCTGGAATTTTATCATTAAAATATACTAGTAATTCACCAAATCCAGTAAATATCAGATCAAAGATTGTTGGATTTGGCACAACATCAGTAGGCACTGGTGAGTATAGATTTATATCTTCAGGCGAAATACCTGGAAATGAAAGAAGTGCAGTATATCGATCAACTTATTCGTCTACAGTTTCTTCCGCATCAACTATTATATCATTGAATAAATTTAATTTTAATGCTGTCAAATCCTTGGTAGAGGTTAGTATCGGATCAACAAGCGCACTTCATCAGATTATGTTAGTGCAAGATGTAAACAATATTTACGTTCAGCAGGCTGCTTTTCTTTCTGCTGAAAATAATACTGGAATTGGAACTTTTGGTGGAGAATACATTGGGGATAATTTTGAATTAAAATTCTATCCAGACCCATCAATAATAACCGAAATAAAAATTTCATCATTCAATCAATGTTTATATACATTTTTAGATGTGGAAAATAATCCACCAAATCTCAATTATGGAAGTGTTACTGAATCTATCGATATTTTATTTTATAATGCAATTAATGGAGATAGAATTAATAAAACAGAATTTAATTTGACCTCCGATGGGAATCCAATTTTTGCAAAAATATTTAATCCATCAGACTCATCCGTGTTAAACCTAGAGACTGGTATATTTACAATACAAAACCATTTCTTTAGCCCGCAAGAAAGACTTATATACACACCAAAATCAACATTTATTGGAGTTGGTACAGGTCCACTTGGAATTGGTGCGACTTTAAATTCTGTTGGAGTTGTAACTACATTACTGCCTTCTGAAGTCTATGTGATTAGACTATCGAATGATTCTTTTAAGTTATCTACACGAAAAGACTATGCATCCCTAGGAATAGGGGTTACATTTACATCATATGGACAGGGAAATGCACATCAACTTGAAATGTTTAAGAAAAATGAAAAGGTAATTATTACAATAGATAATTTAGTTCAATATCCGCTACTATTCACTCCAATATACCATACTTTATCTGGAAATGGTGGACAAATTAGTGCTGGATCTTCAATTTTTGCTTTGAGTGGGATATCTACAATAGTACCAAAAGATATTCTAAAAATTGATAACGAATATATGGGAGTACTTAATGTCGGATTGGGCACGACTAATATTGGACCAATTACAAATAGTGGAAATATTAATTTGGTTCAAGTAAATAGGGGATTTGTTGGATCATCTGCAACAATACATACAGACTCTAAAGAAGCCAGAGTTTATAGGGGTTCTTATAATATTGTTGACAATAATATTTTCTTTAGCGAGTCTCCTAGAGGAAATCCACAAATAGAAAGAGATTCTAGAAATTTAGTTTTTGAAACCTCCGATTTTACTGGAAGAGTATTCTTAAGAAATGATTATACATCAAATCAAATATATGATGATATTTCAAACAAATTTACTGGGATTGGAAGAACTTTTACATTAACTGTTGGTGGAGCGAACACCGTGGGGTTAGGTACTTCGGGGGGTAATGGAATTCTTTTTATAAACAGTGTTTTCCAAACTCCAACAACTACTAATAATCCACAAAATAATTTTAAAATTATTGAAAATTCCACTATTGGAATATCTAGCGTAGTATTTTCGGGTATTAGAAATCCAGTAACGGATGATATTATCACTTCAGAATTTGATATAAATCAAAATCAAACTCCTAGAGGAGGGATAATTATTTCGTTGGGTTCTTCCATAGGTCTTGGATATGCAACTCTTGTCGGTGCTTCGGTTACTGCTGTCGTTGGGCCTGGTGGCAGCATTGTTTCAGTAGGGTTGGGAACAACTGATAATATTGGGTCTGGATACAATGGAATTGTTTCTATAGGAGTTTCAGTATATCAAAGTGGCCACACGGGAGCGGCGGCAACGATATCGGCAACAGTTGGAGCAGGTGGAACCCTATCATTTACTGTTGTTGGTGGAGGCACTGGATATACAAATCCTCAAATATTTGTATCTGAACCCTCGTATGAAAATTTAGAAATAGTTGGAGTTTCTAGATTGGGCGTTGGTGCAACAACAGATACTGGAATTGGTCTTTTACTTAATGTTGAAGTTGGTGCAAGTTCCACAACAGGAATAGGGTCAACATATTTTGAGGTGTCTAAATTTAGTATTTCGAGGCAAGGGTATTCATTCCAAAGAGGAGATGTATTTAAACCTGTTGGATTAGTCACCGCTAAAGGATTGGCATCTCCATTATCCGAATTTCAATTAACTGTCCTTAATACTTTTACAGATTCTTTTGCTGCCTGGCAGTTTGGAGAATTTGATTATATTGATACTATTAAAAACTATCAAGATGGAATTAGAACAAGATTTCCATTATATTATAATGGAGAATTATTAAGTTTTGAAATTTTAGAAGGTTCTCAGGTAAATCTTTCTAATGCATTATTAATTATAATAAATGGGATAATTCAAGATCCTGGAGTGGCATATGAATTTGATGGGGGAACTAGTTTTGTATTTACAACTGCACCAAAAGTAGAAGATAATATTGCAATCTTCTTTTATAGGGGGACCGCAGGTGACGATAGTGAATTAATTACTGATATAAATGAAACTTTAAAAAAAGGGGATACCGTACAAGTTTTAAAAAACAATCAATTCCCAACGACGGTTACTCAAAATAATAGAATTATATTTGATTTATCTTTTTCGGACAAATTTGAAACTAATTTATATTCTGGGCAAGGAATAGATATTCAAAATTATAAGCCATTAAGTTGGACTAAACAAAAAATTGATAGAAAAATTAATGGAGAAAATGTTTACAAAACTAGAGATTCTATTGAGTCGTTAATATATCCAACATCAAGAATTATCAAAGATTTTTCAACTACAGACACTGAGATATTTGTAGATAATGCAGAATTTTTTGATTTTGATAATCCAAATACTTTTGATGCTTTAATCGTTAATGGAATTTCAACGACTGCAACTGGTTCAGTAGAAAAAATTTCTAATATTGGATTAGTTAATGGATTTTCTGGAATTATTACAGGAATTACAACCAGTGTCGGAAGTAATGGAAATCCATTAGCTCTTAAATTTTATTTAAATTCGGCATCTTATGTTGGATTGCAGACTGGATATCCAATTTATGTATTTGACACCAGAGTTGGAAATGGGGTCACTTCTATTGACAGTTCTAATTCTTCAATAGTTGGAATTGGAACAACCTTTATAGATAATATTTACTATGTTCATCAGTTCTCTTCGAGTGGAACCGTTGGAATTATTACTTGTAACATACAATCTAATACATCTATTGTTGGGTTAGTATCTACCGGAAGTATAATAAAACCAATTGGAAAATACTCCTGGGGAAGACTATCTGGATTTACTAGATCTAATTCTCCAATTTCAATAGGAGTAACTGGTAATACGGTAGATGTTGGGTTGTCAACTTTTGCAACGATTCAGCGGAGAGGTACTGGTCTTAGAAATACTGGAGCTCTTCCAAAACTATTATAAATATCTAAAAAATATCAATATGGCAGCAATAGTAACAGATCAGTTTAGAATATTAAACGCGAGCAATTTTATAAATTCGGTAACGAATGATAGCGATTCTTATTATATTTTTTTGGGATTAGACAACCCATCTCAAGTTGGATTTGGTAGAACTACTGATTGGAATACTAATGTTCCAAACCCAACAGACAATTTTGAATATTCTTCACATTATAGGGATACCTCTTTATTTGGTAAAAAAATAACAAGCAGTAATATTAGAAGATTAATAAGAAAAGTTACTTGGACTTCCAATACATCTTATGATATGTATAGGCATGATTATAGTAGCATTAACAGGGCACCAAATTCAGATTTAAGCAGATTATATGATGCAAATTACTATACCATTAATAGCGATTATAGAGTTTATATTTGTATAGATAATGGATCTTCAAGTACAAATTTAAAGGGAAATAAATCACAAGATGAACCTACATTTACGGATTTAGAACCTTCCGCTGCAGGAACAAGTGGAGATGGGTATATATGGAAATACTTATTTACAGTTTCTCCAAGTGATATTATAAAATTTGACTCAACAGAATATGTTGTTGTTCCTAATAATTGGGCAACATCTGCAGATGCACAGATTGTAAGTGTAAGGGAGAATGGTAATTCCAGTATCACAAATCCAAATCAAATTAAAAAGGTATATATTGCTAACGGAGGAACAGGATATAGTTCAGGAGTAGTTGATATTGTGGGTGATGGCACTGGCGGAAGAGTGTCAGTCAGTGTTGATAGTAGTGGGTCAATAATTTCTACTACTGTTGTTGCTGGAGGTTATGGATACACTTGGGGAATAGTTGATTTGGGAAGTCTTCAACCCAGTGGAAGCATCCCAAACCCAGCAAAATTAATACCAATTATCCCACCTTCCAAAGGTCATGGATATGACATATACACCGAATTGGGAACGGATAAGGTATTAGCATATGCAAGATTTGATGATTCAACTAAAGATTTTCCGACAGATACTAAATTTTCTCAAGTTGGAATTATTAAAAATCCAACTACATTTTCTTCAGATACTATTGTTTTTACAGAAAATCAGTATTCATCACTATACTCTATTAAATTAACTGAAAATTTTAGTGGATCTCCAGTCATTGGGGAAGAAATTACTCAAAATTTAGCAAATGGCGAAACAGCAAAAGGATACGTGGCATCATATGATAGTGATACTAAGGTATTGAAGTATTTCAGAGATAGGTCCTTATACTTTATTAATGGGTTGGACCAAACTGATTATAATACAATTACGGCAGATTCTCCTGTTTATAGTTTTGAATCTTCGGCAGAACCTATTCAACCATTTGCGGGGTCTATTGATACCAGTTTTGGATCTCCTACACCAACAAATAAAGTTACCGTTGGAAGTAAAGTTATAGATTTGGGAGTAACTTTTACAGCAGGTCTTGCAAATCCCGAGATAAATAAAAAGACAGGAGATATAATTTATATTGATAATAGACCCCTGGTAACAAGAGACATTAGACAAAAAGAAGACATTAAAATTATCCTGGAATTCTAAAAAAATGGCACAAAAAACAGATTTAAATATTAATCCATATTATGATGATTTTGATTCTCAAAAAAATTTTTATAAAGTTTTATTTAAGCCAGGATACCCAGTACAAGCAAGAGAATTAACAACTCTTCAATCAATTTTACAAGACCAAGTAAAATCTTTTGGGAGCCATATATTTAAAGAAGGATCGATGGTGATTCCCGGCAATATTGCCTATGATGGAAATTTTAATGCCGTAAAACTTAATCCTACTAATTTTGGAGTTGATATTTCTCTATATATTAATAATTTTATTGGTAAAAAAATAACGGGTCAAATATCCGGAACAACTGCAATAATACAATATGTTGCTTTTGTGGATGATATAAATGTTGAAGATTTAACAATATACGTAAAATATTTAGATTCTGATAACAACTTTGAATTTAACCCATTTGAAGATGGTGAATCATTAATTGCGGAAGAAAGTGTAACTTATGGAAACACCACAATTAATGCAGGAACTCCATTCGCATCATTAGCACCTCTAAATGCAACGTCAATAGGTTCTGCAGCATCTATTGGAGATGGAGTTTACTTTATCCGAGGTTATTTTGTCAATGTATCTAAACAAACTATAATTTTAGATAATTATACAAATACGCCTTCATATAGAGTTGGATTGAAAATTGATGAATTGATTATTAATGCAAAAGATGACACTTCACTATATGATCCTTCAAAAGGATTTACAAATTACGCAGCCCCTGGAGCTGATAGATTTAAGATTGAATTAACCCTAACAAAAAAATTAATATCTGATGTTAATGACACCGATTTTGTAGAATTATTGAGAGTTGAAAATGGAAAGACTAAAATAATTGAAACAAAAACTCAATATAATATAATCAAAGATTATATGGCAGAAAGAACTTATGATGAGTCTGGGGACTATACGGTTGAGCCATTTAATGTATCTGCAAATGATTCATTGAACGATGGATTGGGCAATAACGGATTATTTTTTAATACTGAGACGACTGAGCAAGGAAATATTCCATCAGAAGATTTAATGTGTTTGAAAATATCTCCCGGAAAAGCTTATGTGAGGGGATATGATGTAGATAAGATTTCAACAACTATCATAGACGTTCAAAAGCCAAGAGATACTGAGTCTATTCAAAATGTCAATATTCCCTTTGAAATGGGAAGTATTATAAGAGTTAACAATGTATCTGGAGCCCCAAAGCAAAAATATACGGTAGATTTATATAATCAACTTAATTCTACCGGAACTATAATTGGTAATGCACGAGTATATAACTTTAACTTGACCGACGCATCTTATATTGATGCTACAACTAATTGGGATTTATATCTTTATGATATTCAAACATACACTACTCTTGTTTTAAATTCTACAGTATCAAATACAGAATTACCGGCAACATCTTTTGTAAAAGGAAAGAGTAGTGGAGCCAGTGGATATGCGGTTGTTGCTGGTGGAGCATCAGATACTATTAGTTTAAGACAAACTTCTGGTACATTTTCAGTAGGAGAACAGTTAATTATTAATGGTCTTGACTTTCCAAGAACTATTAAAACAGTAACTTCGTATTCTACAGAAGATATTAAATCAATAAAGCAAACAACTGCAATATCCGGACTTCCAATTGATTTTACTGCAGATTGTTTACTTGAAAGATTTAGATTTCCAAATGGAATAACTCAAATAACCATTTCTGGAGGAAACACCGTATCAAGTCCTGGAAAGTTTTTTACCGGTATAAAAGTTGGTTCAATTATTAGATATCAAACTACTTCTGGAGATGAATCATTTAATAGAGTAACGGCAGTTTCTCCTACGGGAACGTCATTAACTATTAGCTCAACTCCCGGAATTTCTGGAGTATATTCTGGTTCTGTTACAAATGGAACTTATAGTAATATTTTTATTGGAGCACCAATTATAAGAAATGAAAATGCATCATTCTTATATGCTCAATTACCGGATTCTAATATTTCTTCGGTAAATCTTTCGGATTCATTATTAACAATTTCCGATCAAATAACTGGAGAATCTACAGACGCCAATGGTGTATTGGTATTTAATTCATCAAGTATTCTTGGTATTTCCAGTGCATTTTATGCAGCATTTGATGAAGAGAGATATTCAATACATTATAACGATGGAAGTATTGCGCCATTAACTTCAGACCAATTTTCTCTCAGTGGAAATACTGTAACTATTGGAGGTTTAAGTCCTAATGAAACAAATATTGTCGTAAATGTAACTTTAATTAAAAATGGAATTCAAAGCAAAGTAAAAAATTATAATAGAAGTCAGACTCTAACAGTACAAAAATCAAAATATCCTCAATCAGGAACTGGCATTAGTTCTTCAATTGGAGATGGTCTTACATATAATCAATACTATGGATTGAGAATTCAGGATGAAGAAATATCGTTAAATTATCCCGATGTAGTGAAAATTATATCGATATATGAATCGTTTGATTCATCTGCACCTTCTTTGGATCAGATACAATTTAGTTCTAGTGCTAATGTATCGACAAATGCAATTATTGGGGAAAATATTTTTGGAACTACTAATAATACAATCGCCAGAATTGTTTCAAAACCCTCAACAAATGTCTTGGGTATTGTATATTTAAATTCTGAAAGATTTTTAAGTGGAGAAACAGTAACATTTGGAGACTCAAATATAACTACGGAGATTGAGTCTATTACTTTAGGAAAATATAAAGATATTACAAATTCATATAGTTTAGACAAAGGGCAAAAAAATCAATATTATGATTATTCCAAAATTATTAGAAAAAAAGACACCATAGAACCTTCTAAGCAACTTTTGATAGTGTTTGATTATTATTCAGTGCCATCTAATGACTCTGGAGACGTTCTGACAGTCTTAAGTTATGATAGTGATAGATTTGCACATGATATTCCTTTTATTGGTCCAAGGTCTATAAGAGCTTCGGATACTTTAGATTTTAGACCAAGAGTACCAGTATTTACTTCATCCTCTTCATCACCATTTGACTTCTCCTCAAGAAATTTTACTGCCAATTCAGAACCAACACGTATTTTATCGCCAAATGAAAGTTCTTTACTTGGATATGAATATTATCTAGCAAGAATTGATAAGTTGTATCTAGATAAACTTGGAAATTTTATTCTCGAAAAAGGAGTGCCCTCAAAAGACCCTAAGGCACCAAATAAAAATGATGCTGTGATGGAAATTGCAACTATTAAATTACCTCCATATCTTTATAATTCAGCAAATGCTATTATTACATTAATGGATAATAGAAGATATACGATGAGGGATATTGGATTAATTGAAGATAGAGTTGAAAATTTAGAAAGAGTTACTTCTTTATCATTACTTGAAGTAAATACGCAGACTTTACAAATCCAAGATGCGGATGGAAATAATAGATTTAAAAGTGGATTTTTTGTAGATGATTTTAAAAATTATAGTTTTATTAATAGAGGGTTATCTTCTATTAGAATCAATGTTGGCGCAAATGAACTAACTCCTATTGTTAGTAGAAATTCACTTAAGTCTCAAATTGCCCCAGCAATTTCTATTATTGATGATGAGTTAGATTTATTAGAAAATTTTGAGTTACTGGATCCAAATGTTCAAAAAACAGGACAGGCAGTAACTTTGAAATATGAATCTGTTGGATGGATTGAGCAAGCGTTTGCAACGAC